CTATGGGTGGTGGCATCGGGCCTGATGGGTTCCCGGTCGCAGCTCGCCATCCTTGGAACGGGGCGGAGCATGGGGCGGGGGGAGGGGGCGCGAGCTCGGCCGATGCCCGCTCACCGGCCGCACCCTCGCGCATTTTTGCGAGGGTAAAAATCTGCCCTGCCGCTGCAAACATCACACCATCCGGGAAAAGGGTGATTCCATGACCACGCTGAAGCCCAGGCGCACGCAATCGCACACGATCGACGGGGCGCTATCGGATCTGCACCTGGCGGCATCGGCGGCCTACCTCGGCTGGCCGACCGACATCGTGCGGCGACCGATGGTCAATGCCGAGCGCAAGCGGGCCGAGCGGGTTTTCCAGAAATACCTGCGCTACCGGACGCCCGAGCAGTGGGCGCCGGGCGACTACGTCAAGCTCGCCAGGTTGGCGGCCGATACGGCGTACTACGAGCGCGAGACGTTCCAACTCAGCGAGGGTACCGGCGGCTCGGCGACGCTGGCGCGCGAGCTGCGGGCTTCGATCGCCATGCTGTCGCGGCAGCTCGGGCTCAACACATCGCCGGTCGATCCGAAGCTGTTTGCGAACTCTGCCACGGCTCGGCGTCGTGCCGACGATGTGCTGGCGGCGGCGCGCGACGACGACGACCTGCTCGCGCTGCCGAGGGCGCCGAACTGATCTCTTGCGTGAGGTCGCGAAGGTGATGGGAAGGTGATGGGAAGGTGATGGGATGCATACCAAAGACAAGCTCGCGGCGGCTCTTACAGAAGCCGATCTCCCCGAAATGGCGGCGATGGCGGCCAAAGGTTTTTATGACGACTTCCTGTCGCCGCTCGAAACGCCTTGTCTGCAGCTAGCACACGATCTGGCCAAAGCAGGTACGCCGAAGGCTCTCGCCTTGCGCGAGCGCCATATCAACGGCGAGTTTGATGCCACGCTGGAGGAAAGCGAGGCATGGTTCGCCGGCCCGGACGGTCAGGCCGCCATGCGCCGATTGATGAACGGTCGATGATCGAGCGCATCTTCGTGTGCATCGACTGCGGCGTGTCGGTGCGCCTGGTCGCGCCCGATCCTGATCAGAATTACCTGCGTTGCGGGCCGTGCTACTGGCTCGACAAGACGCCGGACCCGGCAGAGCGCGAGCGCATCAAGGGGATGACGCACCGCCGGGACATGGCCGATGGCTGACGCCGCGATCCTCGAGCCTCAAACGAGTGCTAAAAAATTAACAAGGGCCGGCCGCGTCATCGCCTTCGCGGAGCGCTACTGCCGCATCCCCGACGGCGAGCATGTCGGCCAGCCGCTGCGACTGCACGAGTTCCAGAAGCGATTCATTTTCGACATCTACGACAACCCGCGGCAGCAAACGCGGCGGGCCTATCTCAGCATGGGGCGCAAGAACGGAAAATCGGCCCTTGTGGCGGTGCTGCTGCTCGCGCACATCGCTGGCCCCGAGGCGGTGCCCAACGCGCAGATCATCTCCGGCGCGATGAGCCGCGACCAGGCGGCGCTGGTGTTCGACCTCGCGTGCAAGATGATTCGAATGGAGCCCAAGCTCGCGAGCCTCTGCCGCATCGTGCCCTCGCAGAAGCGCATCATTGGCCTGGGAAAGGGAACGGAATACCGGGCACTTAGTGCCGACGCGCAGACTGCTCACGGCCTGTCGCCGATTCTGGCCATCCTGGACGAGGTTGGACAGGTACGCGGGCCGACGTCGTCTTTCGTCGACGCCATCACGACCAGCCAGGGCGCCCATGCCGCGCCGCTGCTGATCGCGATCTCGACCTCGGCGCCCTCCGATGCGGACATGTTCTCGATGTGGATCGACGATGCCATCCGCTCGGACGACGCTGCGACCGTGGTTCACCAGTACAAGGCCGACGAGGGATGTGAGCTCACCGACCGCGAGCAATGGGCGAAAGCGAATCCGGGGCTTGGCCTGTTCCGGTCGGAGGAGGATCTCGCCCAGCAGATCGAGCGGGCGCAACGCCTGCCGGCGCTCGAGGCGACGACTCGGAACCTGCTGCTCAACCAGCGGATCGCGCTGCAACACCTGTTCATCGCGCCGACAGCCTGGAAAGAGTGCGCAGCGCCGCCGGACATCGATGTGTTCCGCGGCGCTGCGCGGGTGGCGATCGGGCTCGACCTGTCGGCGCGCGCCGACCTGACGGCGGCCGTCCTGGCGGCCCGCGACGAGGCCGGCTCAGTCCACCTGCTGCCGTTCGTGTTCACGCCGATGGTCGGCCTTGAGGAGCGCGCCAGGCGCGACCGTGCGCCCTACCTGGCGTGGGTCGACGCCGGCCAGATGGTCGCCATCCAGGCAGCGGCGATCGAGTACGAGCAGGTCTGCCAATACCTTGTCGCCAAGCTCGACGAGCTCAAGATCGAGCCGGTCGTGGTGGCGTTCGACCGCTGGCGGATCGAGGCGTTCAAGCGCGCCGCCGCCGAGCGCGGCTTCGGCCAGGCGGCGGAATGGAAGGAAGTCGGCCAGGGTTTTCGCGACATGTCGCCCCGGATCGAGGCGTTCGAGGGCCTGCTGCTCGACAAGAATCTGCGGCACGGCGGACACCCGCTGCTGAACATGGCGGCGGCCAATGCGGTCGCGGTGTCTGACCCGGCTGGCAACCGGAAGCTCGACAAGGAGCTCGCGACGCTCCGAATCGACCCGCTCGTGGCGGCCGTCATGGCGGCCTACGAGGTCACGGACGGCGCGCAGGGGGCGTTCGACGTGGCGGCGTGGATCGGGTAGCCGTTGGGCCGCGGTCGCCGGTCGCGGTATTTAGTTACCGCGTATCCCGATTTGGTGTAAGCAACCGTCCTAGCCACACCATGGCTAGGGGCTTCCATGGCGCGTCTGCCCGACTTCGACAGCTATTTCGACCTTGAGATCAAGAGCGCGGCGCTCGATCGGCGGGCCTTCACCGGCATCGCAACCACCCGCAAGCCAGACCGGATCGGCGATGTCGTCGAGCCCAAGGGGGCGCAGTTCAAGCTGCCGCTGCCGCTGTTGCGCCAGCATCGCCAGGACGAGCCGATCGGCCAGGTCACCAAGGCCACCGTCACCGACGGCGGCATCGAGATCGAGGCCGAGGGGCCGCGCGATACCGGGCTCGGCTACCTCGAGGAAGCATGGGCGCAGATCCGGGCTCGGCTGGTGAAGGGCCTGTCGATCGGCTTCAAGCCGATTCCCGGCGAGGTCGACGAGATCAAGGACGACAAGGGCGAGTGGACCGGCGGCCTGCGCTTCAAGAAATGGGAATGGCTAGAGTTGTCGGCCGTCACCATCCCGGCGAATCCGGGCGCCAAACTGGAATTGAGGGAGCTTGCGCGAGGCGATCTTCGATCGGCCCATGACCGCGAGCTCCGGCGTGCGCTCCTCGACGGGCGCTATGTGCGGGGCGATTCGCCCAGCGCGTTTCATGTGAAACAACGCGCGGCCGCGGCGATCATCGCCTCCGGCCGCACACTCCGAGGAATCCGACAATGACACTCGCGGAACGCATCCAGTCCGCGCAGGCCGAACTCGTGGCGGCGCGCGACATGCTGGTGGCAAAAACGGCCGAACTGTCCGACACGCCGGAAGACGACGCGCTCGTGACGACGATCGACGCGCTCACGACCGACATCGAAAAGAAGGACAAGAGCCTCGCCGCGCTGGTCCGCGCCGAGCAGCGCATCGCCCAGGCCGCGACGCCGGTCAGCCCGACGCTGATCCCGCCGGCGCAGTCCAAGATCACGCCGAGCGCCGAGCTGTTCATCAAGGGCGCGGTGTGCGCCGGCCAGGCGCGCGCCGAAGGCCGCGGCGTGTGGGATGTCTGCAAGGAGCGGTATAAGGATGACGAGGTCGCGGCCTTCATGGTCGCGCTCACGACCAAGGCCGCCCAGGCGCCCGCTACGACGTTCACGCCGGCCTATGCGGCCGAGCTTGTGCGCCAGACCTATCGCGCCTGGATGGACGCGCTCGGCCAGGTCGCGGTCCTGCCGCGCCTGCCGTTCCGCCCGGAAAACTTCGATGACGGGTCACCGATCATCTATCCCGGCCGCGCCGATACTGGCGCGTTCCCGGCCAACTTCCAGGCGATGTGGCGCAAGGAGGGCGATCCGATCCGCGTCGGCGTGCTCGCGCTCACGTCCAAGGAGCTGACGCCCTACTCGGCCGGCGTCATCGGGCACTTCACCAAGGAGCTGTTCAAGCGCAGCTCGCCCAACATCGAGGCGATCATCCGCGACGCCATCATCGAGGACACGGCCGTCTACATGGACGGCTATTTCTTCTCGACCACGGCGGCGTCGGCCGGCGTCTCTCCCGGCGGCATCGCGGCCGGCATCGCAGCCGGCGATACCAGGGCGCAGAGCGGCACGACCACGGATGCGGTCAACGCCGACCTGCAGGACATGATCAACGACCTCCTCATCACGCGACGGCTGGGCCGCTCGCCGGTGTGGGTCATGAACTCGATCAACGCCGCGGCGCTGGGAGCGGTCATCAACCCGTTCAGCGGCGCGAGCTCCTATCCTGGCATCAGCAACACCGGCGGAACGCTCAAGGGGATTCCGCTGATCGCCTCGACCACGGTTCCGGCCGATCAGGTTTTCCTGATCGACGCCGCGCAGATCGTGTTCGCCGGCGGCACGCCGATGTGGGAAGCCTCCGACCAGGCGACCTTGCACGAGGAGACGCAGACGCCGCTGCCGATCGGCACGGCCGGCACGCCGGCAGTGGTCGCCGCGCCCGTGCGCTCGCTCTACCAGACGCACAGCATGGCCATCAAAGCGGTCTACGAGCTCTCGTGGCTCTCGCTGCGGGCCGGCGCCGTGCAGCAGCTTACCGGGGTCACCTGGGGGACCGCGGGGATCACCTTCCCGCCGCTCGTGACGATCCCGGCGGCGTAAAGAGGGGAAACTGGCCGGGTCGCCCGCCAGCGGCCCGGTTCTTTTGGAGCCTGCCATATGGGAGTGATCTCGCGCCTGAAAGGATGGTTCGGTTTAGGCGGCATGGAAGGCTCCTACCGTGGGCCGGCGGTAGGGATCGGAGAATTCGGCGGCGCCTACCCGGTGCCGTTCGGAGACGGCTTCCAGCAGAACCTGCAACTGGTGCGCGGCTACGGCGCGGCCGGCGTTCCCGCCGTCTACGCCTGCGTGATGTCGTTCGCGCGCGCCGTCTCGCAGTGCTACCCGGAACACCGGCGCACCGACGCCGTCGGCAACATCTCGATCGTGCGCACCAGTCCGGCGTCGCGCCTGATGCGGCGGCCCAACGGCTACCAGACCTGGCCGCAGTTCATCTACAACGTCTGCGCGCTGATGGGCTTCGAGGGTGAGGCAGTGGCGCTGATCCTGCGCGACGACCGCTTCGCGCCTATAAGCCTGCATCTGCTCGGCCGCGGCACCTTCATGCCCTACGTCGACCCGGCGAGCGGCGAGATCTTCTATTCGGTCGGCGACAATCCGATCGCGCTGGCGGCCGGCCGCAACGGCATGGTGCCCGAGCGCGACGTCATCCACTTCCGCCAGTACACGCCGCGCCATCCGCTGTTCGGCGAATCGCCCATCAAGGCGGCGGCGCTGGCGACCGGCGTCAATGTCGCTCTGTCGGCGACGCAGGCGGCGTTCTTCACCAACATGGCGCGGCCGTCCGGCGTGCTGGCGACGGACCAGACGCTGACGCGCACGCAGATGAGCGAGTTGCGCGCCGCATTCAAGGAGCAGTCGGCGGGCTTCGCCAAGGGCGAGCTGCCGATCCTGGCCAACGGGCTGAAGTTCCAGCAGCTCGCCGTGAACAGCGTCGACGCGCAGCTGATCGAGGCGCAGCGCATGTCGGTCGAGGACATCGCCCGTGTCTACGGCGTGCCGCTGCCGGTGATCGGAGATCTCTCGAAGGCGACGCTCAACAACACCGAATCGCTGGTCAACCTCTGGCTGTCGGTCTCGCTCGGCGCGTGGCTGGAGAACATCGAGCGGTCCTTGGATCGCGCCTTCGAGTTCGGCCAGGACGATTACTGCGAGCTCGACACGGCGGCGCTGCGGCGCTCGGACTTCCTGCAGCGGGTCGACGGGCTCACCAAGGCAATACAGGGCGGCCTTTACACGGTCGACGACGCGCGCCGCATGGAAGGCCTGTCGCCGGTGAGCGGCGGCGCCGAGCCGTTCCTGCAGCAGCAGATGACGCCGGTCTCGATGCTGAAAAAGATCGCCGAGAAGGCGGCCGAGCCGCCGCAGCCGCCGGCGCCGCCCGCACCGCCCGCCGACGATGACGGCGAGGATGAGCCCGAGGAGGAGGAGCGCGCCGCCGATCCGGTGATAACGCGGTCCCTGGTCCTGGCGCGTCTGGCCGATAAGAGGGCAGCCCTATGACCAAGCTCGCGCTCGCCATCGCGGCAGCACAAGATCCTCTCCTCGACGAGCTGGTGCGCCAGGAGCGCGCCAATGCCGCGCTCAAGGAGCAGATCGAGCGGTGCCTCGCCGAGCTTGTCCAGGCCGTCGCTGTCCAGGCCCGGCTGCTG